CATTTTGCAGAGCGGCGACACTCAAATCAGAGTGGCATGCTGCGACTGGAATGATCGAACTAGAAAGTTTTATAAGCACCTCGTATGGGAAAACACTCATGGCTTGTTGGCTTGTTACGATGATGAGAAAAACGGAGTGGTAGTGATGACTGGAATTAGCACCAAAAGCTTCCAGAAGTCAGGATCACCAAACACAGCCACTAGTAACACTATCATGCATGACATTGTCACAACTCATTTGTATCAAAAGTGTGAAGCAATTGAAGGCGAAGACTATAAAAGGAAGATTTACTCTGACGACAACGTTGCTGGAGTAAATTATCATGTTGCGTCCTACTTGGATGAATACGCACATGAACACTACAAAGGTTATGGAATGGACCTGAGGTTACCTGATGGTAACAGTTCATTTCTGACTGATCCTGATGGTGCCTCTTTCCTATCTGCTAGGTTTGTTAAGACGGAATATGGCTATGCTTATCAACATTCCAATCCTGATAAGATTTTATCTTCTTTAATGTGGTCACATAGCAATGCAACCATGTCTGACAGATTTTCAAAGGTCTGCAGCTTGCGTATGCTAGCTTATGGCGACAAGGATTTATTTGAGTTCGTCGACCAGGTGGCCCGCTCCTTGTTGCCAATTATGAGATCAGCGAAAGCTGATGTTGGTTCCTACCTGTCCACTGACAGCCTTAATAAGCTGTTCTTTGGGCACGAGAGCGGGGTGCCCTTTAAAACGAAACAAGCATGTCAGCCACTAATGTCGTCTTTAGAACAAACTATTACAGAGTGGAATTTGTAAGCTTCTTTGCTGAACCGTGGAACACCTATCCCCATTCGCATCCTCTCAGAAAAGCTTTTAGAAAGTTCGCGGGTGGTCACCCCATTACTCAACTTGAATTTGTCACTATTCTTGGCTGGATGAATGGAGGTGGAGCAACAGTTACTACCCTCAGCGATGCAGAGGTGGCAGCTGATGCTCCAACTTTGGATTACAACACGGAATTGGCAATGATGGTGATGGAAATGGCCGGACACGGTGTCTACATAGTTTAGCGGGTTTAAAAGATCCTAATCGCAGAGTTTTATTACTTTTTTTTCTTTGCGCCCCCTGTTGTAAATCGTAGTTGCTATTTGTATGGAAGAGAAGAAGAATTCGCATAGTCCAAAAGCTATTCGCGGCAAGTTCAGAGCATCCAAAACACTACCAGTTGCTAAGAGAAGTGTCTCCCCTGTGAAGGTGCGTGCAGAATACAAAGGTCATCAGATCGTTGCGGAAGTGGAGTGCGGAAACGGGTTTGGTTGTTTGCCGAACAAAAATTACTCTGTGGCTATTGACCCAAAGGATATACCGACGCTTAACAATGGTGCGATACCAAGACCAGCTAATAGCAGGCCGAGCAGCCCGAAGGCTAATGGATTACCAGCATATCAAGTATCTGGAAACGATGGCAGACCAAAGACGAGGGCCCGCCGTCCCCCCCATACATAGCCATTCGAAGCTTGTGCCGTTACAGCTGAAGCA